TCTATCAAGCTTTAGCTTTACTGAGTTGTTCACTAATATGATTGATGGTATATTTGGCTTCTTTAAGTCAGTTATTAATTGGGTTAAGCAACTGTTCACTGATCCTGTTGCTGCATTACAGGCTCTGTGGGATAATCTATTAAGTGGTTATGATTCGCTTATGAGTTTCTTTTCTGGCATTATATCAGCTCCGATCAATTGGATCATGGATATGTTTGGTTGGGGAGATCCAGAAAAACCATTTGACCTTTGGGAATTCGTAAAGAGTATTCCAGGAAGAATCTGGGATTGGATAACTGGTATGTTTACCTTGTCCGATGAACAGCTTGAGGGTTTGAGCAGCGCCATGGATATGCTTAAAAGGTTTACTCAAAAGATCCTAAGATACATTCTTCCAGATCCCGATGGGGACTACAGTTGGTATGATCCTCGTAAGTATCTAGTGAATTTTATTCCATCGTCCATATATGAATACGCAGGTCTAGATCCATACACAGGAGATGCAATGGATGAAATGGGTATTGATGGACCAAGCGAGGGTGGAAGTGCGATTCAATCTGGTATGGAATTACAAAACGTCTCTGCGGAACAATCTGCTCTTAATGACGCAAGGGATAGATACATGAATGTCATCGGTGGATCCACAAACGTACAAACCGTTAATAATAATCAAACGACTATTGAACCATCACCAGGTCCTGCTTTGCCACCTGAGGATGAACTAAATACTTTTGCTAATTCACGTCGCCGCCGTCGTCGCGGATAAAAAAAAGGGGGATCATTGCGATCCCCCTCCAAACTAGCATTTTGTTATTGGGCGAGATTACCCTTTAGCTGCTAGTTTCGCAAAGTAACTCAGCGTATCATCATCATCATTATCAGTTGACGCTGGCTCCTCTGCTACCCGCATTTCTGGTTCAGCCGCCTTTTGGAAGGAAGGAGAAGGGGCGGTTGTATCCAGGGTTACGGATTCTGCGGTGGTAAGAGGTTGACCCTCCTCACCTAAGACTCGCATCAGCTTAGCTTTCAGCTCGTCATAAGTCTTATAGCTTTTCGGATCGAGGAAATCCTGTAGGCCATACAACTTGTTGTACACGGCTTCGAGTTGATCCTCGTCACCGTTCATTAGTTGGCTTGGGGAAGCGAACTCTGATTTATCGTAGTTTGGGTAACCCTCAAACATACGAATCTTTAGTTTGAAATCCGCACCTTCCCAGAAGTCAAATGGGTTAATTGGATCCTCGTCTTGGAACTGAGGCTGCATGACATCCATGATCTTATCAAAGATCTTCTTGCCAAACTTATAGAGGAATACTTTCCCCTCGTTCTCTGGATTAGCAGGATCGCTAACCACAAGAACATTGGCAACATGATGTAGACGACGTTTACGATCGCGAGCGATCGCTTTGTCTTCGTCACGTCCAGAGTTCCACAACTGTGAGTTCAATTCGGATACTGGATCCTGCTGACCAATAGAGGTCAACGAGTTCTCAATATACCATAGACCTGTCGGTCCCTTGAACCCATGATCCCAATAACGAACCCAGGGGAGATCCTCGCCCTCTGGTGCTGGTAGGAAACGGATTACTGCATAGCCATTGCCAGATTTATCTCGCGTTGGCTTCCAGAAACGATCGTCCACATAGGACTTCTTTTCTCCGCCACCTGCAGCTTCTGCTGCTTGGACCAATTTTGAGATATCTGCGCGGTTACGCTTAAGGTTTGCAAAAGACATATATTTTCTCCTAGTATGTTTTTGTATTGCTGGATTATCCACTGAATGTAGTACTATTATACCACAAACTCATCATAATGTAAATACCTTTAGCACAATTTTTTTCATTTTTTCCAAATTAGGATTTACGAAAAAGCCGTACTTCCGGATCTTGCGTGAGACATCAGGCCATACGATGGTCTCACTTATTTGACGATCTGCTCTGCTCATGAATCGCGTTAGCTTATCAAGAATGACCACAGTTTCAATGCAGATCGTTCCACTAAGGTATTCCGATATAATCAACGGATGCTGACCATTATCGGAAACCAGTAGTTCGTCGAAGGAGTTAACCTTGTCGGATAGATTATTTATATCCTGTTCAAAGGTATAGGACAGAGCTTGGTTGCGCTTCTGCCACTCCTCATAATTCTTGTCGTCGCTCATCATGTCGCCAACCCACTTTGAGTCAGACACAAACTGCGACGCGTAAAAAGAAATCAGTTCGTTTGGATCATCGAACCTCCGTGCTAGTTTAGCGAAGAAGTACTTATCCTTTCGTTTCCAAAACGACTGAGGTTTTGCTGACGTCTTGTAGTTATACCGAGGAGCCTCATACTTATCGTCCTCAAAGTGTAACTTCATCGCCATGTAATATCTAAAAGCATCAAACGGTTCCATACGAATCATCATATCGGTAATTGGTTTCCATTGCTTTTCATTAATCGCAATGATACTGCTTCTGCTTCGATCTTGTCCTTAAGGATTGGGCCGATAAGATTATTGATCTCACCTGGGTCTAATTCCCTATCAGTACATACGTCAATGACTGCGTCCATGTAGGACATATTCTTTTCCTCGACCTTAGTCTCAACAAGTTTACTGAATCGCTTTTTAGTTAGTATTTGTTCTAGCGACATTATTCCTCCCATCTATAAAATATATGGTCGTCAACTCTCATGATACGACGCAAACTGTCAGCCCAATAGGGAGTAACGTTCTTAGCGTGGTAGTGAGTTGCCCCATTTGTTAAATCTTCATAAGCACCATACAATGAAATGGCCTCTGTGGCTCTTTCCTGTGCAGTATCCCACAGCTCATCATTCTTTGGGGCATCAGAGAGCCCATCGCAATACCAACTGAACTGGCATTTGTGCCGTTTAGGGAATCCAGTTGAGTCTGTAGGACCTTGTTTGATAACATCACACGCGTTATTCGGATATCGTTCATCTCTGATACGATTAAGAACAACATGAGTCACTGCTATCTGACCAAGGTGCGATTGGTTACGAGCCTCAAAGTAAATGTTCTTGGCTATACACTCCATGTCTGGAGCGGTTAGACCTAGGGCTGCAGTTACAACGGCCTCAGCTATTAAATGCTTCATGATAAAGTTTTTATCTCACTCTCTAAACGAGTTATCTCATCCTTAACCATTAGCTTTCGGATCTTCATTGACTTAATGAATTTTTCAGGAGCACGCTCTCCTTCAAGAGCTTTGATCCTATCGTCTATATCCTTATGCTTTCGCTGTAAAGATTCTAGTCTTGCATCTAAACTCATTTGTCCATAACCCTTAGCAATAACGTTTCGGCATTGATACGACCGTTTGGTTTGGCCGTCTTTGTGGTAAGTTTAGCCCAAGCATTATCGATTTGCTTTGGCGTCTTACCTAGAATAATGGGTAGGAAATCCTCTGGTGTTCGCAGACGGACTGACCTACTCAACCCTTCATCAAATTTCTGTAGGGTAGTACCCTTTACCTCGAAGCCTGTTGTTGAGTAACTTACGTACTCAGACAATGTGCGAGTCTTTTGATTAAACGTATAGAGTCGCATAGCTCCAGGTACCGTGAGCGGATTGATGGAGAGTAGTTTGTATTCTCGTGATTCCTTACAGAACTTGAGATACTTAATCTGTGAATCGTTGGATCGTGCTTTAGGAGTACGAACCTTACGAGTGGCTTTTGCACGAGCCTTGAGTTTGTCAAGATCGGCAATCATATCATCACACGCCTTAAGTCGACGTTTTAGCTCAGGACGCTTAAGGTGGCTATAACCCTCAACGGCCTGTTCACACTTCTTGTGATATGCATCATAGTAATCAAGATGCCAACCATCAATGAACTTACGAACGATCTCAACAGCTGCACCCTTGAGGTCATACTTAAGGAATAGGTTGTATAGATCAATTGTAGTTTTCTTACCTTGGATCCATTCGTCCTCTAGAGTATCCACGTCCTCCATGACTGTATTGTATACCTTCTCACGAAGTAGCTCTTGAGGAGTCTTACGAACCACAACGGGTTTGCTATCCTCTTCAGCTTTTTTCTCAACGATGACAGTTTTGCCATACGCGATTGCTTCAGAGATACGGTTGGTCAACCAGTCACGAGCTTCGTAAAAGGTATTACCAGTGCCAGGAAGTGAGATCCAATATGCGGCTTCTGCCTTGTTGTTATAAGGCGCACCCATAGTCTCCATACGAGCAATGATACCAACGGTAGCAGTATCAGCCAAACGACCAGCATTCTTAGCTGCTTGAATGTCATCCTTACTGTACTTGTTGGCTTTCATCCATTCCCATACGTATGGTATTAAATCCTTATGCTTATAGTTCTCGTAGTACCATGCACGAATGTATTGACGACGACGGTGAACAGCCTGACCATCATTTAGATCAACCTCGTTCCAATTCGGCTCAGCGAGTTTACCACCTCGACGAATAATTGGAGCAGCACGTGGCTTTTTACGTTTACCAGTTTTAAGTAGATTTTTGCCAGCCATTATTGTACACCTCCTGCCATGTAATACATCTTGACGCCTTGATCCCAAAGATCACGAGCGCAGTCATCGGTATCGAAACCATACTCACTTGCGAAATCAATTGACGATGAAGCCATAACGGAATCTTCAAAACCATGTTCTTGAAGGTAATAACAGATGGTCTTAGCTGTTGCGGCTTCGGCCACCATGTAGTTTCCGTTGAACATTTGAATAGATCCGTTGTCGGCTGAGATAAAGTCAATCATAATAAGGTTCCTTTCCTTCCATTTGATACTACTATTCTACCATAGTCGAACAGCAATGTAAATAGAAAAATGAACTTTTTTTCACAAATATGCATTTTTTTTAGTCGGAGTAGAACTCACGTACG